CTATATGTTAACCTATGGTGGGGAGGGAATGTTAATCATTGGTCTGGATGGAAGAAAATAGCCGTGACAAATGTATAAGAGGTGGGTAAATCCCACCTCCTTTATTCTGACCAAGGATAGAAACCTTCTTGTGTTGCTTTCTTGCACCTTGTATAGACTTTTCCGTTGCTTTCCATCGTAAGTCTTTGCAAAAAATGTGGTGATGACGTTCCAAGCCTTACTATTTCAAAAACAGCCTGACCGCTTACACCTACTGGTCCATTAATAACGTCTGGTCCCAAACTCACAAGCCATGTTCCTGGCTCTGTAAGTTGGTTTAAATCACCAGAATTAAAATGCGTATGATATTGTGCTACGCCCAGAATTACGAAAGTTGCACAAAATCGCTATCACCATAACCTTTTTTGTATATATGAACAACGCCCGTGTTTATAATCATAATTTCCAGTCGGCCATAGTTATCTTCTTTGTATGCCGTTACAAAACAATTAGAGCCTTGTGAACATGATATATACGCAACGCCAAAATCATTGCGGTATGGCAAAGATTCAAAGAAAGTCTTTGCGCCGACAAGTTCAACAGTAGCGTTCATCTCTTTGAGACCCATAGACGATTGATATACGCCTAGAATAGATAGTATCTTAATCTTTTTTCACTATTTGAGATATTCGTAACTGTCATAGTTGAAGCTGTACATGAAAACGAAAACACATCATCCCAATTCATTTGTGACCAAACCTGATCTACAACTTTTATTGTATTTGTAGCACCTAAAACTATTTTTATACCATTAAAATATCTAGTATCCGCTAAAAATACATACATGGTTGTAGATAATGTCAGATCAACACTTTCTGATGCACCAAGGTTCTTCTCTCTATATTTAGGATATTTTCCAGCATCGCCCAGAAATTGCATGATGTCTGCCGGTGTAGCATTGCCGTCAGGGGTGCCGTCTGGCAAAACGAGAGGAAAACGATGGTTGTTTGTGGGAGTCTTGTTTGTTGAGAATTTTGTCTTGAGTTTCGCTAAAAAGCCGTTGAATGTAAACATAATCTAAAATATTTAAAGTGTTATTACTGTGAAATCAATAGAATTCCTTTGAGAGCGTCTCTGTGTTTTTTCCACTGACGAAATGGTATATGTACACGGTCTTCTTTTGTCCGGTGGAGTCACCTACCTCGACATTGGATACTTCCGTCAAGAAAATGCCGTTGTTGGGTTTCACGTAGTAGCCGTCGGGTATCAGGTATGCTCCAGGAACATTGGTTCTGATCGTGTGGACAATGCCGCTCTTTGCCTCTTCTCCATCGACAAACTGCCTTTCACCATTGGCGGAAGCCCATTTTCCGTTATACTGATAGTATTCCGTACAGTCATCTTTGGTGACGTTGTTGAACTCCGACACAGCAGGATTCCGACCCGACATGGACTTGTAATAGACGGTCGTGTAGTCACCGCCTCCGGACAGGATGCTTCCGATGCCGTTGGACGACCCTCCGAGGTTCCATATCAGACGACCATCTTTGTCTGTCATCTGGAACACCATGCCGTCAGCGTCGGCACCGATTCTCAGGTACGAGAGTGGGCTTAGAACGCTCCGGAACTCTACCAGTCCCGGCAATATCTCCGTGGAGAAGTTCGCGTCGGAAGCCAGAAGTTTGTTGGCAGTTACATCGCCGCGAACGTGACATTTTCCAAGGTATGCCTCTCCTGAAAATCCATCGACGGCGTAGTTCGGTACGAACACCGTCGAAGATGTCACCGTGACCGCGTCGAGTGTGGCGGTGAGTCCGCTCTGGCAGACATAGCACACGCGAAAATCCCCGTCTGCAGACGGTGAGTAGTTTCCGAGGACGAAAGATCCGTTACGGTTGACTGTCAGGGCCCTGAGATTAGACGAGCCGGTGGCAGTCCGCAGGTAGATGTCGATGGAGGACAACGGCTCCTCAGGCGAGGATGGATCGTAGTCCGATATCTTGACCGTTATCTTATAGGTGTGGCCGCCACGGAGGCTGAAGTAAACACTTTGAACCTGGCTGGAGATAGTGCCAGACGGGACGGGGACGTTCATCTTGCCGTCGGGGAGATCGGGGTTGAACCGCGTGTACGCAGGGACGGTGTCCCCTGACAACAAAGTCACACTGGCGGGATGGTCCTTGTCTGTGGTAAGGTATCTCGTGCCGTCGATCGTACCGCTGCTGCTTATCAGCCAGTCGTTGTTGAACACAAAGGCGCCGAACTGTGCGCCGTCGGAGAATATCATCTCTGTGACGAGGTACTTGAAGGACTCTGTCGTCAGTGACCATGGGGCGCCGTTGTTGTTGGAGCGTGGATCCTCATTATAACTGCTGTCGCCATTGAGGTAGTACCTCAGGCCGTCAGCAGCCAGTACGACAGGCGTACCAGCGTTCTTGTTGTAATGCTTGGCGGGATCCCAGTGACCGTCGAAATACCTCCAGGGGCCGGCGTCTCCACGTAGGCCCATACGGTTGCAGGCCACTGCGATGCACCCTGTGGCCGTGTAAGACTTTCCCTGGATGGTGGCTACGGCCGTCACGGAGAAGGTGCCTTCGCTGACTGACTTGTTCTCGATGACGGACAAGCGTACGGTTCCGTCACCGGGCTTTGTGATGGAGATGTTTCCGAATGAAGAAGTCACAGAGATATTCGCCGTGGTCGGCGTGCCAACACCTCCAGCCGTGCGTACCCTGAATGTGACATCTTTCTGCTGGGAAGAGGTCGTCATGCCGTTATGGTCAGTAGTGAAGAGCACGGGGTTTCCCGCCGTGAACTCCAGTACTGCAGCATCGCGGCCATCCTGTCCATCCTGTCCGTCCCTGCCGTCCTGTCCATCCTGGCCGTCCTGTCCGTCCCTGCCGTCCTGTCCATCCTGGCCGTCCTGTCCGTCCCTGCCATTCTGTCCGTCCTGTCCGTCCCTGCCATTCTGTCCATCCTTGCCGTCAATGATGCCGGTACAAAGTATAGACCCGCTGATTCTCTTCCTCATGACCTTACCCTATGTTTGACGTAGCGCTCAGCACGAGTGGGCGCTTGGTTTTGATACCGTTGTTTGTCTGCACCACGTCGCCGTAGGCGATGATGATGTATCTATTGCCAACCGCACCGCTTGTGACAAGCGAGGTGGTGGCGACGGCATCGCCGTTATTGTTATCCAGCCCGAACGTCCAGTCCTGGTTGGCGAAGGCCTGTGCCGGCACCCCTCCCGTCTTTACGAACGGCCGGAATTTCTTCGCGCCGCCGTCGCGGATGTCGACGCGGTCCATGTTGCTGAATTCCACCTCTGTGTTGTTGCCGGGATAGTCAGACACCATCCATCCGCACTGCAGTTCGTCGCAGAGGTCCGGCACGCCGCACATACCGACGGCGACGACGTTCTGCTGTGCATCCTTCACGATACAGCGCAACTGCATCAGGCTGTCCACCGCCGACTCTGCGAGCGTGATGGTGTCGTTTGCTATCAAGGTCTGGCTGATGGTGATGCCTGTGGATGAACCTGTCAGGTTGATGACATTGTCATAGGTGATGTCAGCCCACTCGAAGGTGAAGCCAGCCATGGCGGCGGCATCCAGCGGGTTCCCGTTCTTGAAGAGCGTGGCCACTCGCTTCGTGCTGACAGGCGCACCGCTTGCGGCGCGGTATATGCTGCCGCTCATGTTGTTTGGCACCGTCAGGATCAGGTCGAAGCCTGCCGTGGTGCTCTCTATCTCACGTATCATCACGGGTCGGCCGGCCTTCTTGAATGATATCTGTCCTCCGCCGACGACACACGTGCCGTCGAAGTATATGAAGTCGTCGTCAGGGTTGGTGTTGCTGTCAGCCACGTTGCCGATGAACTTCACACACGGAATGTTCTTTCCGCCGTAGGATACCGTAGTCTTCAGCAGTTTTCCTGCCACAATATCCGGGGCTGTCGCAATGCCGCCGTTCCCCCATGTGATAGCGGCATCGTTATAGTATACGGTGGTCAGCGACACCGTGTCGCTGACATCGGCTCCTGTGGCGCTGTCGAAGGCCTTCACTATGACGGTCGGCACGTCGTTAGCGCCGTTCCCGTTGTTCCAGAGCGAGGCGAAGTCAGGCGAAAACCTTGCTTTGTCGAAATACTGCAGGAGCGGCCTGTTCAGGGCGCATACCTCTGTGATCGCGGTGGCACCGTCGATGACGCCAGAGATGTTTATTCCTCCACTTACTCTACCCATTCTCTACCTCCGTTTCTTCCTGGTTGTCCTCTGCTACTGTCTCCGGCTCGTCGGCAGCGGTGTCCTCCGTCGCCGTCTCTCCCGGGTTCTCTGTCCCGTCAGTGGCCTGCTGCGGAGCGGTGGTGCCCATCTCCCGCAGGATGCTCTCACGAAGCCTCTCCAGCGCAGCAGCCGTCTGTACGACGGTCACGCCGTCGAGCGTGTCCATCGTCTTGGCCTCGTTGACCCCGACGATGCATCGACCGTCAGGCAGTGTCTCGTAATGGCGCCCCTGGGGCAGCCGTTCTCTCTCAATGATGAAATACATATCTCTTTGTTTTAAAGGGTTGCTCATTCGTATACGCCGTCGATGATGACCTCATTCTGGTTAGTGTCATCGACGATGATGCAGTTGCTGTCGCTGTCGTCCGTGACGATGGCGCAGGTCTTCAGGACATACGCCTCCGCATGAACGGCAAATCCGGCCGGGAAGGTGAATCCGAATTTCTTTGGCACAAACTGGCATGTCCGGCCTTCTCCCACCGTCAACAGGGCTCCGTTGCTCATGTTGGTACCTATCCAGATGATGCGGAACAGGCCGTATTTGTTTGCAGGCACGGGCTTGTTATTGTAGAGGATCTCCGCCGTGTACCTGCATGTCTTATCCATTTTCGTGTCCTGGTCGAAACCTGCTGTCTGTTTGGTGACGACACTCATGTTGTCGCTCATCTTCATGGTCATGCGGCATTCCCAGAACGGGTTGCTGGAGCCGAGCGGCGATGACCAGGCGGCAGCCGACGGTCGCAGTTTGGCGTAGCACCGGAGGCTTATGCCATCCATGACTATGCGCGTGTCAAGCGATATCTGCTTCACCGTGTCACTGGAGATGCCCAGCAGGTTACGCTCATCCGATGTCATCCTCCTCCATCCCAGTGCCTCTGTGGTGTCCTTGACAACCCAGAGATAGCATGCTTCCGCATCGGGAACATCATTGTCGCCGCGTTTCAGTTGCGCAGCAAACGTGCGTGTCCACGGTTCGTCGAGGATGTCATGTCCTGAAGCGAGCGGTTCAGGCGCTGCAATGGGATCCATCACCCAGTCCTCCGGCCTGTTGCCCTCCACGCGCAGGGACACGTTGTCGAAATACTCCGTGGCAAACCCGATGGACGCGACCTTCCTGACTGTGACGCCCGTGCGCTTGTCGATGAACTTCAGGACGGCAAACAACTGCATGGTCGTGTTGTGCGGCACGTTCTTGTGTACGATAAGACCCCACTCAGGCACTCCGGCGCACCACGGGTCGTTCGATCCGTCGCTGATCAGGTAGTCGATGCTGCGCCAGGCGGCAGGAGCCCCCTGTGAGTCAGTGGCAGACAGTATGTCTGCAGCGGGATTGCTGATTCTGTGTGTCAGCAAGTCTCCTGTGGGGACGTCCGTGTACCACTCGATGCCCGTGAGTGCCTGTTCCCCGTTCATGACGCCTGAAGGGTCGGATGTGTTAACTGCTCCGAAGAGTATGCAGGGAACGTATCTGCGGTCGCTCTCCCATTCCCCCGTGGCACCGTAGTATATCTGGCTGTTGGATCCTTGCAGGGGGAATATGCTACCACCCACTACCAGTCCGTCCAGTACGTTTTCCGATTGTTGTTTTCTGCTTCTTATCATAGCCTTGTCTATTCTGTCATATTATAGTCTCGTAGTCAGCGGGGTATTCCGTGGTGACGCCGTTGTCTCCCGGCACCCAGACGCTGCAGTGTATCGTCACCTTCCTGTATTGCGACATCCATCCGCTGCCGAGGTCTGGTCGAGTGAGGTGAATGACGTGCGGATGATCCCCCGGCGTGGCAGGTGTGGCCGTCCATGATATGTCCTCGCTGGCATTGCCCGTGTCGCGAGACCATGTGACGACTGCTGCCGGCATGAGCACCAGGCGGTCCTCGATCTGTTCCAGTCCGTAGCGCACCGTCATGGTGAGCACGGTGTCCACGTCGCCGTTGCGGAAGGTACGGCCTGCCGATGACAGTATCTCGCAGTAATACACCATGTCACCTCCCACGGGGTTCCAGTCTTCGCAGTTCCATTGGGGCTCCTGGGTGGTCTTGTTGCGGAGGCACCGCCACTTGATGCCGTTGTTCCACACGTTTGTTGTCTCGAACGTCCCGTCTTCGTTCCAGTCCTCGCAGAGGCACACGCCTCCGCCCTGTGTGAATGCCGTCCAGTCGCCCCTGTCGCGCTGGTCGACGATGGGCTTTCCCTGTTTTGATATCTGAATGAAGTCCTGCACGACGATGCCCGTGGCAAAGACGTAGTCGCCCTCCTCGAAGCCCAGTTCCCTCCATTTTGCCAGCCTTTCCCTGACGTCGGCGAATCCCCTTACGAACTCCGGCAGCGATCCGAATGTCGCTCCGTAGTTCCAGTTCTGCAGTTTCGGCGTGGTGACGTAACTGTACTTGATGATATCTCCGATGGTGGAGGACAGCAGGAAGAATCCCTGTCTTCTCCGGCACTCCTCGGTGGATCCTGCGTTGCCCCTGCGTGCGATCTTCATCAGCGGGCACGGCGGGAAGTTCACCCCGGCGGGGGTGTCCTCATCGTCATAGAGCGTGACATCTACCCAGTTGGCACCCGGAACGGCATGTACGCCGTCGAGCGACTGCGGCCTGACGAGCATCCAGGACTCATAGTACTTCGTGGGTCCGTCCGCCTGTACGCTCTGTGCCTCGGTGACGTGCGACACCCCGGCCTGTGATCCCGGCAGTGTGTTCACGATGCCCTGCAGGATATTGAGTTCGTACTGTGCTGTGACGTAGTTGTCCCACTTGTCCTTCAGGTGCAGGCGGTAGATATCCTTTCCCCCTGCGGTCTGTCCGACGATCTCCACGCTCTCGATGGTGTCGGCCTCCGTCAGTATCTGGTCGCCCTCGATGGCCGAGAGGCGGTTGATGATGAGTTCGAGCACCTCCATGAACCGTGCCCTGATGCCCGCGAATTCCGCCACGCCTCGCTCCGAGATGCCCCAGCCGCGTCCCGTGGCCAGTCCCGGTTCGTAGTCGGCAGACTGCAAGGCTGCCTGGAATACGGAGAGGTACTTTGATAGGAATCCCCTGTCGAATGTGATCTTACCGGCTGCGGTGTCGTCATGAGTCTTGGAAAGGTATTTCTCGTCGAAGTCGAGGTCACCCATCAGATTGAGCAGGGCGAGAAGGGCGTTGCCGATACGGTTGGCCGTATTGGCGGCAGTCCTGCGTTCGTCGCGGATGCCCTCAAAGTCCGATCTCAGTATGTCTATCTCTGACATGGGTGTTATTTTTTTGCAAAGATAGGTTAATGTCAAGGGGAATAAAAATACCTAGAAGCGGTTGCTGCGGATGCCGCCGGAGAAGAGTTCGTCGAGGAAGGTGGACATGAGTCCCTGGTAAGCGCGTCCGTAGAAGGCGGACTCCTCGAGGTTCAGGCGGCGGATGGAATAGTAGTATTTCTTGAAGAACCAGTCGCGGGGCATGCGTTTCTCGCCCGAGGTGAGTGCCGCCTCCTTGCCTGCATTCGGGCCGCGCTTCACGGTGACATGCTCGAACTTCGGGCTCTTCATGTGATCCTCCGACAGTCCTGCACCCACCTGGCGCGATCCGTATTCACGCTTACCCTCGCGGTAGCGGTCGCCCATGAACAGCAAGTCGCCGGGATTGCCATGGTAGAAGCCGTTGCCGACGCCAGCGGCCACGAACAGGCCGTATTGCAGGAACTTATGCTCGATGGTGGTCACCTGACCCGTCGTCACCAGTTCCGTCATGGAGTCGCGCAGGGCACCTGTATCCGAAATATTCAACTGCTGGATCTTCTCGCGCCAGATATCGACCATCATCTTCGACCATCCGCGTTCATAACGCTCCAGTTCCCGACTGTTATAATGGAACCTTTGGCCACTGTGACGGCGCGACTCGTATTCCTCGATGGCGAGGTTCTTCATCAGTCCCATCAGTCACCCTCCTCTTGCGTTTCGCCACCGGGTTCGGTAGTTGTTTCGGTTTCCGTGACCCATTCGGATTCGAGATCCTTCTCATCCTCGTAGTCCATCGATGCGGGCTCGTCGTTCTCGACCATGAAGTAGAGGCCGGTGACGCCGTTCATGGTGTAGCGTCCGAACTCCTTGGAGTAGATCCTCTCCACATTGAGGAAGGTGAAATCGTCACCCTCATTCTCTCTCTGCACCTTGTCCCATATCATACGTTTCACAAACTGGGTGAAGATGGTGCGACAGAGGTTCAGTTTCTCCTCGCGGTCCTCCATGTCGTCCCATCTGTAGGCGGCGAGGATGAAGACGGTATAGACTCGGCGTTTGAAGTACGAGACGCCCTCAGTGAAGAGGTTTTGGTCGGTGGTGTCGTCGATGCAGACGAAATTCGCCGTCTTCTGGAACTCCTGCATGATGCCCTCGATGCTGTCGGGGCCAGAGCAGAAGGCCGGCCTGAAGCCGTTCTCCACGCAGAGTCTGTTCTGCCTGGCAAGTGTCTCGAAGTAGTGTAGTGCGTCGAAAATCATTTCTTATCGTATTTCTCGTGAAACTCCTTTGCCTCGCGGGCCTTCTCGTTCAGTTCTGTCAGCGCACGCCAGCAGGGCAACTTCTTTACTGTATCCTCCTTGGTGATGTCGCCCTCGGTGAGTGCGCGTATCTGTGCGTCCATGGCGCCCATCAGGTCGATGTCCATCTCCTCGATGTCGGTATCCACGCGGCGGAAGAAGTGCGGCCACCGTTCTGCGAAGACGCTCTTCACATGGGCAAACCAGCGCAGCGTACCCATCTGCTCGGCGGGGGAGAGCGACAGCCGATTGGGGTGTACTTCTTTCTTCTTCAGCCATAGGAATCCGTAGCGCTTGGTATGGACATATAGGAAGCATGCCAGGCGCTCGATCATCTCCGGCTTACCGCTGCTGACAGCCAGTTGGTAGTACTGTTCGGCCAAGAGGTAGTCGCCGAAGGGGTAGTGGTCGAGGATATCATCGACCGCCCGACAGCCGCGGATGCGCTCCAGCCGCACATCCATGCCGTCGAACGGGTCGATGAAGTCGAACTGTCGGATCATGCTCTCCGCCTGCCATGGCTCCAGTGCGAACCATCGGCGGTGCTTCCACCATGCCGGCCGGTACCAGCAGCGGAAGGACTTCGGCTGGTCGCGGGTGATACGTACCATCTCGCCCTCGATGTGGATGCCTCCCAGACGGAAGAGCATGTAAGTCTTGACGACCGTGAGGTCATCGAACAAAGACAGCAGCGTCAGCACATAGCGTAGTTGGTGCTGTGTCATCTTTCGCCACGCCGTGGGGGCGTAGAGGTCGATGGAACCGTCAGCCAAAGATGTAGGCCGGTGCGTCCTGAGTGTTCTTGAAATTCTCATGGTGGTTCACAGGGTATCCGAATTCTCCATAGACAGAATATTTCTCCAGGTTGGCGTCGAGTGTGTTCAGCAGGCGGAGCATCTTCAGGCGCACGGCCTCTTGGTCGCCCGCGATCCAGAGGTTGATGATATGGCGGCACTGGAAGATGACGGGTGCATCGTCTGCAGTCACCGTGCCGCAGCGCACATGTTCCAGCAGGGAGTCCATATACTGGCTGGAGATCTTCAGGCGCAGTGCTTCGTCGGCTTCGCCGATGAGACGCTGTGCCGCCTGCCAGTCGAGGTGCGAGGCCGCAGGCCCCTGCATCTTCTGCAGCATACGGAAGTCGAAGAAGAGCGTGTCGATATTCTCCAGTGCCTGTGTGGTGGATCCCCATCCGCTCACCTTGCACAGTTCCTCCAGCAACTGGCCGTGTGCAATCAGGATGCTGTCGCGGAGGTGACCTATAAGGGCATCGACGCGCTGTTTGGATGCCGGTGCCATCTGCTGTGTGCTGACCACTCCGAAGCCGGTAGGAGTCAGTACCAGGTCCAACTGCCGGAACACGGAAAGGAACGCCTGCAGGGCTACCCATTTCTTGACGGCATTCTTCAGTTTTTCGTGCCCTTCCCCCTCGATGGCTGACGTACCCACATCACCGAGTACGCCAGCCTTGCAATCGTCCAAGGTAGAAGCAAACTGCGGTTCTACCTTCTCATATACCTCCATATGGGAGGACGTCGCCACCGAAACAAAATTTTCAAATTCAGTCTTTGTTATTTCCATCGTCATTGCTGCTAGTCGTTACTTTTTCTGCATCCTTGTTCTCATCGAGGGTGGTGAGCATCAGCATGGGCACGTCGACGGTCACCTTCTCGCTCCAGCCGTTGTAGTGGAGCACAACATGGTAGGGCTTCATCATCACGTCATGGAAGGGCTTCTCGAGAGCCTGCTTCATGGTAAACAACTCGCGCTTGTCAGAGCCGGAGTTGTTCATCTGGCTCTTGCCCGGTGTGGCCCCAATCAGGTTGGGGTGCACGCCGAAGGCGAAGCACAGCGTGTTGGCTGCCTCCTGCATGTCGTCGGCCCAGTCGCCGCCCTCCTTCTTTCCCTGGTTCAGGTTGACGACACGAACCATGGAGTGCTCCTTGCCTGAGGGATCCACGTAGTAGCCGCTGATCAGCGCCTTGCCGGCATTCTTAGGCCCGCAGACGAAATCGATGATGTTCTGCTTCTCCTGCTTGATGCGCTCCTTGCGTGCATCAGAATCCGTTATTCCCTCATTGTCACAAACAATATCCCAGTAGTCATCGTGCACCTCTATCTGGAGGCGTGGCGCGGACGTGTTCTGGATCATGAACCGCTTGCCGAGACCGATGAGTTCATAGATGTCGAACCACGAGTCACGGAAGGCCGAGAAATAGTATGGCCTGGCATAGAGCCGTCTGCCCGGCGTGGCCATGCGGCACACGATGGCGAACTCGCATTCGGTGGCGTCTTCCGGTACTTTGCGCCGCTTGCCCGTCTTCGGGTCGGGCTCCCTCCCCATGCGCACCATCAGGTCTCCAAGGGGATCGCTGAAGTCAAGCAGCGGCAGCACCTCCACCTCCGACGGGTCTGGTGCGCTCTCCTTCCAGTCTCCGTAGAGGATGTACTTGAAGCGTTTCTCCTCGTTCTTGCGGGCAAAGCGGCAGTAGCACGTCTCGCGGTGCCGTATCTGCACGATCTCCCGATGGTCGTTCGACAGCACGATCTTCGTGACGGTGTTGAAGAAGAACTTCATGTCCGTGGTCTGTTCGAGAAACAACTCATGCAGTGAGTTCCTGAGGCAGAACCTGCGGATGTCGGGATCCTGCGTGTCCTCGCGGGTGTCGCGGTCGATGAATCGCACGCCCTGACCGTAGCATGCCTGCACGTTGAAGAGTTGGCACTGTGAGGTCACCATGTTCTCGCCTATCTTCTTCATTACCTTGAACGGCAGTTGGTCGTCGTCGCCATACGGCACGTAGTGGTAAACGTCCTTCCCTTTCTGGAAGGCGACGGTGTTGATCTCCTCGTCGAAGTCATCGATGATATAGTGACTCTCCTGGTATTTGCTGGCGGGGCTTCCTGCTTCGGAGCCGCTGGCATTCATGATGGCGCTGCCTACTGCGTAGCGCGTCCATCCGGGGCGGTGCCCGATTGGTACCATTTCCTGTCTGTTGTCTTCGTTCATAGATATACAGAATGTCCGTTAAACTCAAATATCAGCACGTCGATGACGGCGCGCACCTGATTGTTGACGGGGTTCTGAAGGCGGTGTATGCCGCCGCGCCAGTGGCCCGAGGTGGGCACCCATCCGGTGTAGTCCACCACCTCGCCGTCTTTCTTCCATGCCTTCACGCTGACCTTCTGGCGGTATTTCGCCGCCAGGTCGAGTTGTTCGAGCACGTAATTTATATGATATGCCTCTTTCATCTTAGTTGAAGGTATGGTCGAAGGTGTTGTCGAAGATACGTCCGACGCGGTTCATCTGGAGCACGTTGTGGATGCGCTGCGCATACTGGTAGGAGAAGGTGAAGCGCGGCAGGTGGTCATCGGCGTTGGACCGTTCCGACTTCGAGTCGGTGACAGTCACCTCCTTGCCGCCGTCGGCGCTCACCACAGACCCGTTGATGACGTTGACCACGTACACCTCGGGCGAGCGGAACAGTTCCTCGGCCCAGTTGGCCATCGCCGTATTGAGGATGCCCGTGTCGGCCTTGAAGGTGCGCGTTTCCTCGATGCGGTAGTTCCGGAGCATGCCGTTGATGCGTGCGGAGGAACGCTTGTAGTCCGGTGCCACCTGGTGCGTACCGGTGCAGTAGATGTACTCCCACACGCCGAAGGAATTGTAGAATTCCAGTATCGGCGCACAGTCGGGTACCGTCAGGTCCATCTCGAACCGCTGGGAGCGGGTGCCCGCCGTCACGGTGTAGGCCACCAGCGTCTTCTGCGCCGTCACGAAGTTGTCAGGGCTCACGTCGATGCAGGTATAGGCCGTGCTGCCGCCCACTGCCGTGACCTCGAAGGCAGCGGTGCTGCCGTCCGCATACTCGGCGGTGGCCGACGCGGCCTGGGTGCCGTAGTACCACAGCAGTTCACGACGTCCTGCTGCCGTGACCTTTGTCCCCATCAGGATGGAGAGGAAGTGGCTGCCGTAGAACTCCTCAGCCGAGACGCCCACGTCGGCCATCGCATAGAGGACGGTGAAGGCGGCGGTGGTACCGCCGGAGGCTATCGTCACGCTGCACACCAGGCTTTTCCTGGCATACGGCTCCAACAGTTCGCCGAGGGCGGTGAGCGTGATGTAGCCCGACACGGGCCACAGCGGCTCCTGCAACAACTGCTGGCCGTCGCAGGTGACGGTCACCTGCTGCGATGTGCCGTCGGTGCCGGGGATCCTCACGTCGGGCATCCCCGAGGTGAAGTAGATGTGTCCGCTGAGCGATGAGAGGCTGATCTGATCCATTGCGAATAATTTACCGCAAAGGTACTGCGCAGGGCTGGAAAGTAAAAATACAACGGAAAAAGGGCGGCCCGTCATCGCGACGCGCTGCCCCTCAAAAAAAAATGACTATACTCGGAAATCTATGTCTATGTCATTGCCGGCACCTCCACGAACCGCCAGATGGCCCACCGGGGCGAGCCGTCGGCGACGGTGGTGATGTGGTAGTCGTGGGCTGCCATCCAGCCCGCCACCACATTCTTGCCCACGTACATCATCGGCGTCAGGTCGTCGATGATCTCGTCAGACGTCTTGAAGTCCTCTACGGCGCGCCCCAGTCCGGGATCCTCCTCGGGCAGGTTGCGCCGGGAGAAGAAGTAGGCGTCGAGCAGTTCGGCCTGCACCTTCTCATCCTCTTTGAGCGAATCGAGCCACTTGGCGATGCGCTCCCTCATCTTGTCACTCATTTCCTCTTTCATCTTCAATCAGCGTTTTAAGTTTTACCAAATCCTTTGTGAACAATTTGACCTGATAGGCCACAATAAAGAGATCGTTGCCCTCGACGGGGTCGTTTTCGGTATAGGCCTGCTTCTGCAGTGCCTCCTCGGCGGCATTGAGCGTGCCGATAGTGTCCTCGAGGTTGCTGGGATTGCAGAGACGGTTCACCATCTCCAGTGCCTCGGATGAGAGGTTGATTGCCTTATTCATCATTCGGTTCCTCCATCGTTAGGCCGCCCGTCTGTAATGGGGGGGGGTAAGTTTCGCAGGGCGCACGTCCTGGGCGCCGTTCACCGTCAGGTACTCCATGCGCAGCGCATGAATGGCAGAGGTAATGGCATGCTTCTCCTCGCGGTACTTGCGGTGGAACCAAGCCTTGTCGATCTCATACTGCTTGTTGACCTCGGCGCGCTGGTGTTTCAGGTTGCCGATCTGCGAGGCGATCTTCTTCAACTGCGCCTGGTGCTTGACGGAGAGTTCCATCTTGTGTGCCGCCTCGCGCTCGCCGATCTCCTGCATCTTTCTTTCCAGGTCCTCGCGCCTGGCCTGATATTCCGACAGTACCATACGCTATCCTCCTATGATTGCCGCGAAGAAAAACATGACGAAGCCGAAGGCACACAAGAGAGCCGCCTGTAAGAACTGCAGGGGAGAGAACGGGATGCGGTACCGGAGGGCTGTACAGATGGTACACGCCTTCTGTACTGCCGGTACAGAGCCTTTGTACTGGCGGTACAAGGCCTTTGTACTGGTGGTACAAGCCTGCTGTACTGCCGTCAGGATATGCACGAGCGGACTGTCCGCCTGTGCCCTGCGCTGTCTCGTCGCGCCCACGTCGATGTGCTGCTGCGTATCCGCATAGCCCTCGAATTGTAGTGTTAACTGTTGCATATTGCTATGTTGTCCTCGAAAGAGGGGAGATGCCTAGGCCTTTTAATCCGCTGAAGCATCTCACGATGGCTTCCATCTCCCCTGAGGGGAAAGGCTTCCCAGATTCCAGACATATCCTTTCGGATGGCGTTCGTTCACCGATGCCTCACGGCCATCAGAACCTTTCCCCTATGGACAGGGAAAGCGGCAGCCCTCCCTGTCGCAAAACATCATAGACTTTGTCCGAGGACTTGTATCTACTGGGTGGCCACCGCTATTGGTGTAGTGAGACCTCTGGCAGGTCTCGGAAGTATGGACATAAAAATGCCCTGAGTCATGACTCGGGCGTCTTTCACCGCCCCCGGAGCAAACCGCTCTATGATGTTTTGCGATGGCAAAGGTACGAAATAATCCCGAATGAAACAAGTAAATCGGCAATTATTTCACAAAATCGGCGATATTTTAGTGATTTTATCACCGAAAAGGCACTTTCAGAACAAAATTTTGTAATTTTGCAGGCATGAATACAGAGGAAATTAAGAAAAAGTTCGATGAGATACGGCAGGAACGTCAGAAATACGACCGCGACCGTATCTTGGACGGATGGGAGACAATGGTTCTCTTCAGGAACCGTGAACTGGAGAACCGAGTTGACGAACTGGAGCGCAAGGTATTCTACCAGAGCGCAGGTAACTATGCATTTACTATCTGTATAGGGATACTCGGAGGCATACTTCTAAGTCATATACTTCTTTAAAAGCCAATCGACCAGAAAATAGATCACGCCTGTAAGAACCGTACCGACCACCCAAGCTATAGCCTTTATCAACCAACCGACAGTGCTATCAGCCCTCTTAGACCTTTTCTCTATCTTTCTCTGTCTCTCGTGCTGCTTGCGTCTATACTCAGCCCCTTTGGGATCCTTTATAGACTGTATATCGTTCCATAGCTGGAACTCACTGTCATCATAATCTGTATTCATATCACATATATATTAAACCAGGTGCAAAGATACGAAAAATCCCCGGCTTTCACAAGCAGGGGAGATTAAATCTGGTTTAATATACATGCAAAATGTAATGTACGCTGCAAAGGTAAGCATTTTTTTCGAAAGAAATGCACTGTCTGCAGACTTTTTCATTTTTCACTCAAAACGGGAGGCAATCGCCCATGGGCGACAGGCAAGTGACCCCGTTTTACCGCTTTGGGCCCCGAATTGCCATCTCGCAGGGTGGCAATTTGGGTCGTTTTTCGTGGAAATTCCACGCCCTCCGACGATAAAAGTCCCTGTTTATCGGCGTTTCCGGGGTGTGGGGCGCGAAAAAGCGCCCCACTGCAGTCTCTGCAGCCCCCACCGCCCTACGCTCCCGAGGCAATTGCCTCACTTTATCAAGCGGAATATGTAAGGGTTTTTTACTTGCGCCGTCACGGGGCTTGTGTGGCAGCAGCCGATGCCCATCCGCGGTCATGGCGCACCATGCGACATGATAAGGCAAGCACCTACACGGCTGGAGGCCGTGCATGCAGGGTGGCACGGTGTCGTCCGCCCTTGCGGCCACTACCCGTGCAGCGGAGTTAAGTGTCAGAAGCCGGATGTGCCTGGATGACATGTGGCGGTGTTGCCTGGGGCACGTTGCCGATGTGTATGTGCCGGCTGCTGCAGGTGCATTCTCTTCGGCACGAGCCGCCACCCGTCAGCCGTCAAGGCTCTTCCAGCGTCCGACGCGCAACGGAGCGGAGCGAGGCAGGGGCGCGGGGGCGTGGCGGCACGGTGCGCGTCCTGCATGGGGAACGCCTTACAACTCTGGAGATGATCCATCACTCTCCAGTGTTGGTAGCCAAGGCGTTCAGGTGCGCAGGGGTGTGAGGGTGGGGCAGCCCGAAAGGGCAGATGGAAGGGCGGATCATTCACCAGTTTTACCTGCCCTTTGTCTTAGCGAGGAACATGGCCATGGTGACAGTAGCGCCGGATGCCTGCATGGCTGCTATGAAGGCGTCCGACGAGCGGCCTGTGGTGCAGATATCATCGATGACGATCACCTTCCGGCCCCGGAAGAAGGCGGCATCGATCTGCACGTAGTGCTTGATGTTCGTGGCCAACTCCAGTTCGCCGGTGATGTGGACGCGGGCGCGCCGTCCGCTGACCAGCACATGGGGGAAGCCGTTGACTGCCCCAGTGATGCGGCACAGCGACTCAGTGAAGCGCTTCCACCTGCGGACGTGCGAGTGCCAGGAACACGCCGGTATGCAGACGATGGCCACGTCATGCAGGTCCATGTCGGCCATGGCCAGGGCGAACATGCGCACGGCCCATCGGGTATGGACGTTCATGCCGTCCTTGAACCCGAGGATCATGTAGTGCAGGACGATCTCCTCGAAGGATGCCCGGCAGAGCAGCCGCTTCGGGACGTATGGGAAAAGGGCGTACCGTAACATGGCGGAGGAAACGAAAAAGAGGAGTCAGCACGTGGCCGGCTCCTCTGTCAGGGTTTGCGACTTGCGGGCGCGGACACCCGCCATCAGGCTCTCGAATGCGTCGTCGGCGATGCGGCGGCCTGTCTGCCTTTTCAGGAGGAAGGCGTAGCGGAGCGCCGTGAGGGCATTGCGGCAATACTTCTTTTTGTGACTCTGGGTGCTGATGACCCACACATTGTTCTCTGAGCGGTTGGACTTCTCGGTCTTAACCAGGATGAATAACTTCTGTTCCATAATCTCATATATTTAGTCGGGTTAACGATTAGGCGAACTGATAGACCTCGATGTAGGTGATGTCGTTATAGAGGCCGTAGGCGTACTGCTCTGCCTGGCGCGTGGCGTCTGCGAAGGAGTCGGCCTCGATCTCGTACTCGTGGCTCTCGCCATCCTCGGTGTTGACGTATACCGTGTAGAGGTTGCCTGAATAGTATCTCTTGTTGTACAGGCGCGTGTGGCTGTAGATGGATGTCTGGACTGATGCTGTCATAACTGTCTTTTTTTTAGGGGTTAAACTTGAAGCCCTGGGGCTTTTGTAATTTTTACGTTGCATCAGACAGGCAGGAAGCGGAAAGTGCTACAATGCAAGGAATTGCAAGGAAAAGAGTGAAAAACCGCACTTTTTTCCCCGGCTGCTGCCGGCAAGGGAAAAAAGTCCGGAAAGCGTGTCACGATTTTTCTGAGGCGATAGCGCCCGGAGGAGTGCTGCACCCCGCGTGAGCACCCGGACCGGTACTTGCAGGGCACGGGGTTCGCCTACCTTTGCAAAGGAAAAATACAAGGCCGCCGAGGACGGAGAGTTCCCGGAAAAAATAGATGACGGCAACCGGACATCCGTCCGGCCACCGCCAGTACCATGGGGATACGCTCAGGGCATCACTCGGGGTATTCGTTGACCTGGCCGCCGCGACTCCACGCTACGGGATAGCGCTCGACACCGATGCAGAGCGTGTCGAAGGCATCGGAGCCGTCGGTACGGGCCTCGAGACGATCCTCCTCGGTCTCAGCCAGTTTCTCGCCGGTCTTATCCTTCTGGCCGTTGCGTACGCCAGCCGACTGAATGGAGATTAGCAGGTCAGGGTTATTGTCGCGGTTGATCAGGACCTGGTGTTCAGCCCGCCCCTGGAACATGCGGTTGATCAGTTCACACTTCAGGACATGGTTCCAAGGCTTGCCGATGTATTTCTCACGGACAGTCCACCCGTTACGGCGTAGTATGCTCTTGATGGTGTTGGCGAAACTGACGCCCTTGGACGATGCATATTCCTGGCCGAGGAAGGTCGAGTCATAGTAGAAGATGACCTGGTGGCGGCGGTGGGGCCGGTAGTAGGCGATGAAGTCCTCGCACAGTTCCTCCAGTTTGCGGTCGTATTTGACGAAGAACGATTTCAAGACGCGTAGTTTATTGTCGTCGCCCACCTGTCCGCATACGAGCCAGTTGATGAGGGCGTTGGCATCGAAGGCGATGGCGATGGGCTTGGCAGGATCCAGGTCGCCGTCGGTGCGGCAGTCGTTGGGGATGCCGCCCTCGAGATTGAGGGCCTCCAGTTGGAGCACGCTGACGTTCGGCGCAGTATAGAGGTTCACCGACTCGCGCATGCCGCCGTAGAAGCCGTCGAGGGAGATACCCACACGGATGCACATGATGGACGTCATGAAGGTAAGCAGAGGCAGTTCACGCTTCATGCGCTTGACGAACTCAGGCCCCAAT